TTAAACCTGACGGCCGAACCACTCCACGCGGCCAACAATCTCGACATCGGCATCCGGCTCGGCTACATCCAGCTCGAAAGGCTCATATATCTCATTGGCAGATTTGAGCAGGAGCTTGCTGCCGGGCATGATTTGCGTATATTTAACGACCAGCTCGCCGCCGATGCGGACAACAAACAAACCATTGCCGGGCTTACGCTTGGCGTGATTAACCAAGATATTGTCGTTGTTGCACAGCACTGGCTCCATCGAATCGCCACGCACTTTGATTACCGATAAGTCTTTGGGGTCGGCATTTAAATAGTGTTCAATCCAAAAACGGCGGAAGGCCATCGGGAACAAAGGCTCCTCATTGCCCACCGGGAAGCCGTTGCCGGCAGAAGCCCGGACGTTGTAGCGGGGAATAAAGACGAATTCGCTCAAATCCACGGGATTACCGAGCGTATCCCGCACCTCCGGGACAGTCTGGATACTTTGGGCGATCCATTTGGCATTATAGCCCGCGACAGGCTCGTGCAACTCTTGGTTACCGCCTGCTGCCGCTTCTTTGGGGAATGGTACACCTTCCCCTGTCATCAACCAATTCCAATCGCACCCTTTCAATTTTTGAATTGAAACAAGGGTTTCAGCTTTTGGAATGGTGTCTTTTTCAAAAATCCTTAATACGCCGCTAATAGACCAATTTAAATCTCTTGCGATTTGTGCTGGCTTGGCATCGCCCCATAGGAATTGGAGGCGCTCTTTAAAGCTATTCATAGCAAATCCAACTCTTTTGTTTAGTTATCCACCGACTAAACAAAAGACTAAACAAATAAAGTAGTTTTTGTTTAGTAAATTTTCAAATATTTATCAAACGATTAGTAAAATAACTGAACAAACGTAGAAAAAATACAAAACAAACGATTGCAAACGCCGCATTTGTTTAGTAATATGCCAGCACGTTAAACGAAAGCGCATAACATTTAAGCTAAACGAATGGAGTGAATAGCAATGCAAAAAAATACAGCAGACTGGCATCGCGCGGATGTGGTTGCTGCGCTCAAAAAGGCAGGATGGTCAGTGCGAGCCTTATCAGTAGCCAGTGGGTTGGGGCCTGACACTTTACGAAACGCTCTTTACTGCCCGTTTTACCCGAAGGGCGAAAAAATCATCGCAGACGCTTTGGGTATGAAACCGGAAGATATTTGGCCACAACGGCATGCGGCTCGAAACTTCCGACCAACGCTACGAAAAGTAGCGAATGCCTGAATTGTAAGTTAATTAAGCAAAAAAATCACGCATTTAAATTCCCACGCAGCAAATTTTTACCATGAGAACCATCAGACGACAGGCGAAAGCCACCTCACTAGACCATGCGATTGAGCTGGCCAAGCGCCATGCCAAGGAGCGGCGGCTGCCCTCCAAAGTAATGGCCGACTTGATGGGGGTGGAGCTTAAAACCTATTACCGCTGGTTGTTGGATAACACCTTGCCGCTCAACCGGATAGCCCAGTTTGAGGCGCTAACAGGCAGCCGCTTTATTAGCGAATACCTAAGTGTACTGCATGGAGACCGGGTGGTGATTGAAATCCCGCGCGGGCGTAAGGGCAAAGCGGCGGATATGGCGCAGGTGCAGAGCCAAACGGCAGCGGCTTTGGCATTGTTGGCCAAATGGCATGAAGACGGCAGCGGGGTGGACGAAACCATCGAAGCGCTGACCAATGTGCTAGCCGTGCTGGCCTACCAACGGGAGAACGTGAAAAAAGCCGAAACCCCCGAGCTGAATTTTGAGGATGAGGATGATGAGTGAATTGGTGAGCTCCGCCCAATTGGCCGAAATGGCGCTGCCAATCCTGCCAAAAAGCAAACAGGGAATTGAGCATGTGGCGAAACGCGACGGCTGGCCGTTTGAATACATCAAAGGGCAAGGGCGCGGCGGGCGGCTGAAAAAGTTTGTGCTCTCCGGGCTACCTGAAGAAATCCAAGCAGCGGTACGGGAGCGGCAGGCAGAGCAGCTGTTGGCTCAATCACAGCCGGCGGTGCTGCCGAGTGTGGCCAAGGCCAAGCGGCCGGCGGCGGTGCGGCGGATGGAGCAGCTGGGTTTGCCGATTGACGACTATGCGATGGGCTTGAACGACAAGCAGCGCGACTGCGCCCATGCGCGGATGGCTCTGGCGGCGGAGGTATTGCGGCTGCATGAGGTAACCGGCTTTGGGATTACGGATGCGGTGCAGTTTGTGGTGCGGCAGGTGGAAAGTGGGCAGCTATCGGAATCGCTGGCTTATTTGGTGCCGGTGGCCAATGCCCGCGCCAACAACCAACGTGGCATCAGTGTGCGCACCCTGAAAGGCTGGGTAGCGGCTTACCGTGCCGCCACTTCGCCCAACGAGCGGCTGGCTGCCTTGGCACCGCGCCCAACCAAAAAAGAGACGCCGGTGGTGCAGATTGCCTGGCTGGCCGACTTTATGGCACACCACTGCCGCCCGAGCGCTCCGAAGTTGGCGCACAGCTATCAGGAATTTGCCAAAGGCTGGCTGGCTACCCAACCGGCCTACGAGCTGCCGAGCTTGGATACGGTGCGGCGGGTGTGGAAAAGGCTGCCGCAGATTATGCAGCAGCGCGGACGCATGACCGGTGCGGCCTACAAATCGCTGCAGCCCTATATCCGGCGCGACTGGCAGGCTTTACGGCCAAATGATGTGTGGATCGGCGACGGCCACAGCTTTAAAGCCAAGGTGCAGCATCCCATCCACGGGCAACCGTTTAAGCCCGAGGTAACTGTGATTATCGACGGCTGCACGCGCATGGTGGTGGGGTTTAGCTTTTCGCTGGCAGAGAGCTGTGTGGCGGTGGCGGATGCGCTGCGTATCGGCATCAAGCACAACGGCGTGCCGCTGATGTACTACTCCGACAACGGCGGCGGCCAAACCGGCAAAACCATTGACCATGAAATCACCGGCTTAACTGCGCGGCTGGGCATCCACCACGAAACCGGCCTGCCGGGTAACCCGCAGGGGCGCGGCATTATCGAAAGATGGTGGCAAGACAACCTGATCCGACTGGCAGCGCAATACGAAACCTTTACCGGCTCCAGCATGGATCGGAGCACGCAAAACCTGCTCTACCGCAAGATGGACAGCGCGTTTAACGCATGGCGGCAGGGCAAGGAATTGACACCCGAACAGCAGCGCTACAAGGCCAAGCTGCCGAGCTGGCAGCAGTTTATGGCGGATGTGATGCAGTGCATCGCCGACTACAACAACCGCCCGCACAGCGAGCTGCCGAAAAACGCCGAGGGCGTGCACTACACCCCGCTGGAATACCGAGACCTGCGGATGCAGCAGGAAAACCTCGCCCCCGACCTGCTGGCCGAAGCGGAACTGGACGTGCTGTTTAGGCCGCAGGAAGTGCGCAAGGCGGCACGCGGGCAGATTGAGCTGTTTGGCAATGTGTATTTTTCGACCGAATTGGCCGAGCTGCACGGCGAAGACGTGCGGGTGGCCTACGACTACGACGATGCCGAGTGGGTGTATGTGTACAAGATGGACGGCAGCTTTGTGTGCAAAGCCAAGGTGGACGGCAATAAACGCGCGGCCATGCCGATTACGGTGCGCGACCAACTGGCGGAAAAACGTGCCAAAGGCCGCATCAAACGCGCGGAAAACACCATCCGGCTGGCGAAAGAAGAAACCCGCCCGGCCATCGAGCACCAGCCCGACTTCGGATTACTGGTTGGCAATGGGAACTACGAGCCCGTGCCGGCGAAAAAACCTCAGATTTTTATGTTTGAAAGCGACCGCGACGAATGGGAGCGGCAGCAAGCGAAGTAAAACAGGCAGCCTGCGGCAACAGGCTACCTGAAAACCCTGAAACCCCTTTTTAAAAGGATTTTAAAGATGAGCATCAGACAGGATTTACAAGACTATATCAGCGATAACGGCCTCTCGCAATCGGCGGTGGCGCGTGCCGTGGGCGTAACCTCGCCGGTGGTGAACCAATACCTGCATGGAAAATACCCAGGCAATGTGCAGGAAATCGAACGCAAGATTGCCGCCTATCTGCAAAAGCAGCGCGAGCGCGAAGCCGAGAGAAAGCTGGAGGTGGACTATGTGCTCACGACTACGGCCAAGCGGGTGCGCGACGTGCTGCGGTTGGCACACGTGGAAGGCGAAGCAGTGGTGCTGTTCGGGCAGGCCGGCTTGGGCAAAACCAGCTCACTGCGCGAATACTGCAAACAGGCACCCGACGCGCTGATGATTGAGACCGACCCGACCTATACCGCCAAAGTGCTGCTGCAAAAGCTGGCCGCCATGCTGGGCGCAGAGGGCAAAGGCAGCCTGAACGAGCTGATGGATTCGGTGGTGGGTCGATTGCGCGACAGCGGCCGCATTATCTTGGTGGATGAAGCGGAAAACCTGCCGCTGCGGGCGCTGGAATGCCTGCGCCGCGTGCACGACAAAACCGGCTGCGGCTTGGTGTTGGCTGGGATGCCTAGGCTGCTGGTCAACCTGCGCGGCAAAAACGGCGAATTGAAACAGCTCTACAGCCGCATGGCCTTTAAGTTGGATTTGGGCGAGAGCGTGCCGGATGAAGACTTGGCGCAGATTGTGGCCCAAGCGATGCCGGATATGGATGAGGAGGCCGCCGCCGAGCTGGTGCGCACCGCCGCAGGCAACGCACGCAGGCTAGACAAGATGCTGCGCGGTGTGGTGCGGCTTGCCCGGATTAACCGGCAGGAACCCTCCGTGGAAATGGTACGGCAGTTTGCCGAGATGTTGATTCACTAAGCAAAGAGGAGATGAAAAATGTGTGAATTTTGGACATGGTTTAACCAAGCTAATTTCGGCAGCGTGATAGGCGCGGCGCTCACTTTGGCCTTTGCTATTGCGATTGTGGGTTTCGGGGTGGGCTGGGCTATTGAGCTTGTACTCCGCGGCATCAAAGACGGGAGGAAATAATGTGGCAAGACAGCTTAAAACCGGCACTGCGGCGCTGGATGGTGGGCACACTGATTGCGCTGGCTTATGCCGCCATGACCGGCAGCTGCACCCCGCAGCCGGCAGCAAACAGGGTGCTGGTACAGACCGAGCCGGCAACCGACCGCATGGCCGCCCTGCAACAGCAGGCCGACCACGAAGCAACGCAATGGGAAGCGGCCTACAGCCGCATGAGCGACCAAGAACGGATGAGCGGCATCGTGTATGAGCCCATCACCGACAGGCTACCTGAAACCGAAAGGGTAAAACCATGATTAGGCGACCGATTAGACGAGGCTACAACTTGAGCGATGAGGAATTTAAGTTGCAATTGATGGAACGTCGGATATTGCAGCGCAAGGCTAGGCAGGTACAGGACAAGCGGCCGAGTTATCGGAAGAAACAGAGGGGTTAGTGATGAAAGAACGTCCGATTTTATTCAGCGGTCCGATGGTGCGGGCGATTTTGGCCGACCGCAAAACGCAGACCCGGCGCATCGTCAAACCTCAGTCAGCCGTGCTGACCGACCAAATGGCGCGCCGCTTAGGGGTACGCCCGCCCGCTGTTGAAAACGCCGCCGTCATCCCTTGCCCATACGGCCAAGCAGGCGACCGCTTGTGGGTACGTGAAACATGGGCGCTGCACCCAGAAACAGGCAGCCTGCTCTACAAGGCCGATGATGCCGCACCAAACAACATCAAATGGAAGCCATCCATCCACCTGCCACGCAAACATAGTCGCATCCTGCTTGAGGTGGTCGACACCGGGGTGGAGCGCCTGAAATCCATCAGCCGGGAGGATGCGCAGGCGGAGGGTACGGATAACAACCCGGGGACGAATTGCCCCATCGACAAATTTTTCAACTACTGGTGCTACCTGAACGGCTTTGATTCTTGGGATGCAAACCCGTGGGTTTGGGTGGTTAAGTTTAAGAAATTAGAGGTTTGAAATGGACAAGCAAAAGGTATTGGAAAAAATCAAAAAATGCCTGGCACTGGGCGAATCGGCCAACGAACACGAGGCGGCGCAGGCCATCCGGCAGGCACAGATACTCATGAAAAAGTACGGCATCAGCGAAATGGATGTGGAGCTGTCTGCCGTAACCGAAAAAGGCGTGGCTTGTGCATCAGGCCTGCCGACTTGGCATCAAGTCCTGATTGCCCAGTGCGCCAAGGCATTCGGGGTTGAGTGCTACCAGCACACGCAGTGGGGTTTGGCCGAAGCACGGTTTTTCGGCATCGGTATCAAGCCGGAGCTGGCTGCCTACGCTTACGAGGTATTGCTGCGCCAGCTGAAAAAAGAGCGGCGCGAATACATCAAAACCGAGCTTAAAGCGGTACGCCTGTCGCGTAACAAGACCGCCCGCGCCGACCAATTTTGCACAGGCTGGGTGTATGCCATCGTGAAGAAAGTGCAGGAATTTGCCGCCGAACCGGCAGAAAAAGAGGTGTTGGCACACTACAAACAGCAGATGGGCGAAATGGGACAGGCCAAAAAACGCGATGTGCGCGGTGGCTCCAAAGCCAGCAGAGAGCAGGATTTGGCTGCCGGAGTAAGAAAAGGCCGCGAGGCGCAGCTGTACCACGCGATGGACGGCGGCGAAGAACGGAAGCAGTTAGGTTTAAACGGATAAAGGAGCAGGAAATGATACGGCAATTTAAATTTGGCGACTGTGTACGCTTTAAAGATGAAGAAAATCCTGTGTTTGGTGTGGTTTTGGAAGAAGCAAATATATACGATCAGGTTACTGTTCAATTTATATGCGATGAAGAAGCGGCGTTTGTCTATGCCAATGATTTGGAGTTTATCCCCAATCCCGACACCGCCCGGCTGGATTGGATGATCCTGCGCGACTACCCGGACGACATGAGCACCGAAGACAGGGTGTTTGCCCTGCAAGCCGAGCGCGACAACATCGATACCTTTTTGCGGCTGGATGCCGAACAGGGAGCGGCAGCATGAAAACCCGTTGCCCGTGCTGCGGCGCGGAAAACTCCCTTGATGCGCTGATTGCCAACGAGCAGGCGCGGCAGAGCTTGTGGACGCTGGCCAATATCGGCGGGCCGATGACACTAGGGCTGGTACGTTATTTGGGGCTGTTCCGCCCGAGCAAATCCGCCCTATCTGCCTCACGCATGGCCACGCTGATGGCCGAACTGCTGCCGGACATTCAAGCCGGGCAGATTTACCGCAACGGCCAATCCTACCCTGCCCCAGTAGCCGCCTGGGCTTATGCGTTTAACGAGGTGCTGTCCGCCCGCGACAGCGGCCGCCTGAAAACCCCGCTCAAATCCCACGGCTATATATACGAGATTATTGCCGGCTGGGCGGGCAATGTGGCATCAGTGCCGGTATCCATCAACGACGGCACCGCCACCCCGGCCATTATCGGCGGCAGCCGGCCACGGGGAAGCAAAGTGGTGGATGCCGTACAACAACTGGAGGAAATGAAAAATGAGCAAACCACTGCCTAAGTTTGTCAGTGATGAGCTGCTGACCGGGCTGCAAAAACTGATGATGCTGCGGCTGGAAGGTGCGCCGCCCGCCGACGGCATCAAATTGACGGCCAGTGTATGGGTGGAGGCCATCGCCTCAGTGAATATCAGTTGGGCCGAACAGTTGGACAAAGGGCGAATCACCGCGGGATTTACCCGGTTATTTGTCGAAATCGAACGCTGGCCGACACCAAAGATGCTGATTAGGTGTCTGCCGCCTAGGCCGGAACCGCCGAAGTTGGAACACAAACGGCAACTCACACCGGAAGAAAAAGCCCGGGGACGGGAAAACCTGAAAAAACTGTATCAAATAATCGCTGAAATCTTTGAAAGGAAAAAGCAATGGTAGCGAAAAAGAAAACCCGCATTAAACAGGCCGCGCTGACGGCCGCCGTGCAGAGCCGCGTGGAAGCCTCGGCGCAAATCCGCCGCATCGGCGACTTGGCACGCGAAGTAAAACGCTTGGAAGCCGAGATGGGCGATAAACAGGCGGCCATCGAACAGGAGTACAACGAGCTGGCCGACCCGCTGCGCGCCGAACTGGCCGAGCTTACCGGCGGCGTGCAGGCCTACTGCGAAGCCAACCGCGAAGAGCTGACCGAAGGCTACAAAACCAAGACCGTGGATTTTGTGACCGGCATCGTGAAATGGCGTGCCGACCCGCCCAGCGTGCGTGTAACCGGTGTGGCGGCGGTGTTGGCCTACCTGAAGGAAAAAACCGCGCTGGCTCGCTTTGTGCGGCTGAAAGAAGAAATCAACAAGGAGGCCATCCTCAACGAGGCCGAGCTGTTTGCCGACGGGCAGGTGCCGGGTATCAAGATTATGAGTGGGGTAGAAAAAATTGTGATCGAGCCCAGCGACCCAGAATTGGCGGGAGTGTGAGATGGCTGTAATGCTGAATGAAGGCAAGTCCTGCGCCGATAAAGCAGGCAGAGAAATCAACTGCACCCTGAAAATTGATGTGTCTGACACCATCAATACTTGCGGCTACCGCGCTCTGGAGTTGGCACGGCACTACTGTGCCACGGCTGAAGCCTACCGCCGAGAAGGCCGCTGGTGGTTTGCCTGGGCGGCTATATGGTTTGCCATCAGTGCCGCAATTTGGTTTGCTATGTAGGAGTTTGAAAAAATGAAAAAATATCTATTGATTGAAATGCCCGATTTTTCGGTTTGGCGCGTGCCGGTACAGGTTATCGCTGATGCCTACACCGATTATTACGCCGAGCGCGATGGCCAAGACCGCGAGAAGGTCAAAGCCCAAACCGAGCGGCTGTTTACCACGCATGAATTTGAAATCGAAGATTGGGCGGCCAATAGCATGGATTGGGACGAAGTGAAAGCCCATGCCGTACAGGTCAAAGCCGGAGAGGTGGATTACCAAGAAGGCTGGATAAACGGCAACAAATGTGTAACCGACAATGAGGAGCAAAAAGATGTGGTTTAAGCAATGCCAAGCCTACAGGCTACCTGAAACCCCGGATGCGGCCGTTTTGGCCGAAGCGTTGGACGAACACCGCTTTGCGCCGCCTTGCGGGCTGGATTGGTTTACCGACGGTTTTGCCGTGCCGCAGCCGTTTGGCGACGAGCTGGTATTTGCCGCCAACAAAACGCTGGGAATCAGCCTGAAACGTGAAGAGCGGGTGCTGCCGGGTGCGGTCATCAAAACCGTCTTGGACGAAAAAATCGCCAAAATCGAAGCAGAGGAAGCCCGTAAAGTCGGCCGCAAGGAAAGGCAGGAGCTGAAAGAGCAGATTGTTGACGAGCTGCTGCCGCGCGCCTTTACTCGCGCCAGCCGTACCGATGCAGTCTTGGTCGACGGCTACCTACTCATCAACCAAACCGGCAACAAAGCCGAAACCCTGTTGAGCCATCTGCGCGAAGCACTGGGCGGGCTGCGGGCACAGCCCACCGTTACCCACCGCTCCGTATCCGAGCTGATGACCCAATGGTTGCTGCGCGGCGAGGCCGACGGGCAGTTTGAGCTGGACGACTACGTGGCTTTGGTGGGCGCGGGCGATATGGGCGCGGAAATACGCATCAAGCGCGAAGACGTAACCGCCGAAGAAGTGGTGCAGCATGTGAAATGCGGCAAGCGCGTGGTCGAGCTTGGCTTGGTATGGCGCGAGAGCGTGGTGTTGGTGCTGACGCAGGATTTGACCCTGAAACGCCTCCGCTACCTAGACCACCTGCAGGAGGATGCCCAGAGCCACGGTGACAGCGGATTTGATTTAGCCGCCGCCTCGCAAATCATCTCAAGCAACGCATTGACCTCGATACTGGCCGAGCTGGCCGAATTGTTGGGTGGCTGGCAGGAGTAAAGACATGGCAAAAGTAATTATTACCATCGAAGACGTGGAAAACACATTAGACATCGGGTGTACCAGTGACGTGCCTATGGTGCGCGGTATCTCCTCCAAGAATACCCCGGCACAGAATTATGCCGCCATAGCGATGATGACCATCAATGCCAACGCTCGCCTACGTGGTGAGGAAGTGCAGGGTGTTCCAGAGCTTAAGCAGTAAGCAGGCTACCTGAAAAATCGAAATCCGCGCGGCACGGTTTGCCGCAGTTTAAAACAGTTAAATAGGAGTTAAACCTATGTTAGACGAAGCAGAAAAAAGGTTGCTGGTTGATTTTATCGGCGAAAACTGGCGATTGTTTGTTGATAGGGCTGCCGAATCAGGCTACAGCGAAGCGGAAGCCGAATATATCTACGCCAAACTTGAACGAGGAGTTTAAATCATGAATAAACCGGATTTAATTAAGGCTATCGCCGAACACGGCAAGATGGGTCGCGCCGAAGCGGAAATTGCGCTGCTGGCGGTGCAGCATACCATCCGCGAGGCTTTAGCCAATGGCCGACGGGTGCCGCTAAACGGCTTCGGCGTGTTTGAGGTAACCGAGACGGCGGCGCGCACCGGCCGCAATCCGAAAACCGGCGAGCCGGTGCAGGTGGCGGCCAAACGCAAGGTACGGTTTAAGCCGAGCGCGCAGCTCAAAGAGCTGGTGAATCAGTGATGCTCAATCCATGCCGCTGCATAGCGGCGGCATGAGTGGATCATTACAAGAGGCTACCTGAAAAATGCAGGCCAATCTGAACAAACTGAAAGCCAAAATCCACATTGGCAAAGCGCAACTGGGCTTGGACGACGACACCTACCGTGCCCTGCTGCACCGTGAAACGGGCAAAAGCTCCTGTGCCAAGATGACTCTGCGCGAGCTGGAAGCGGTGCTCTCGGCCATGCAGCGGCAGGGTTTTGCCGCCAGCCGCCCGATGGGGCGCCGCCCCAGCCCGCGCCGCTCGGCCTCCAAGATGATCGGCAAGGTGGAAGCGCTGCTGCTGGATAACGGCCTGACTTGGGCTTATGCGCACGGGATGGCCAAACGGATGTTTGGCGTGGACCAAGTGCATTGGCTGCCCGACGATAAACTGCACAAACTGGTGGCGGCCTTGCAGATTTATGCCAACCGCCGGAAAGGGGAAAAATAATGTCGTTTGAACTCTATGACGAAACGGATTTTGAAGCGGTGCGCCACCTGCTGCCGGACAGCGTGATGGAAATGGTGGGGCTGATTGGTGCCGAGCCGACGCTCGCTCTGCTGCGCGCCTACGGCGGCACCACCTTCCCGGTGAGCTGCAATGTGAAGCGCGCCGGGCAGGCTACGCACGCTGCCTTGGCGGAAGTGGTGGGCGAACAGGCGGCGGACAAGCTGTGCCGCGCCTTCGGCCAACGCCAGCGGCTGTGGCTGCCGAAATGTGAACGGGCGGTGCGCGAGCTGCTGCACCGTAAAATCCGCCGCCAGTTTGACGAGCTGGTTAGCCGCGATAACATGACCGCGTTTTGGGCGGTGCAGAATTTGGCACAATGCCACCACCTTACCGACCGCACGGTGTGGGACATCCTCAAAAAGACCGACAATGCCCCGCCGCCGGAGAGCCGGCAAATCTCGCTGCTTTAACCGTGTGAGCCGCCTCAAGCATTTTCAGGCAGCCTGCCGTTGGACAATAACCCCAGTGTAACCACTGGGGTTTTTATCATGTTTATTACGATTACAGCCGGCCACAGCAACACCGACCCGGGCGCCGTGAATGGCAGCGACCGCGAGGCGGACATTGCGCAGGACATGCGCAATATCGTGGCCTCTATCCTGCGCACCGATTACGGCTTGGAGGTTAAAACCGACGGCGAGGGCAAGGGCAATATGCCGTTGCGCGAGGCCGTGAAACTCATCAAAGGCAGTCGCTTGGCTGTTGAGTTCCATACTAATGCGGCGGCCAGTAAAGCTGCCACCGGTATCGAAGCCTTATCCACCCCGAAAAACAAGGCGGCCTGCCAGCGTATTTGCGCGGCGGTGGCCGCTGCCAGCGGCTGGAAGCTGCGCGGCGAGGGGGGCTACAAGCCCGACAACGCCGGGCAGCACAGCCGTTTGGCCTATGCGCAGGCGGGCGGCATTATCTTGGAGCCGTTTTTTATCAGCAACGATGCCGACCTTGCGCAGTGGAAGCAGACTAAGTGGAGTATTTGCCGCGCGGTGGCCGAAGCGATTGCGGCGGAGGTGGCGGCATGAGCCTGAAGAAAACATTGGTGGCTTTGGCTTTAGGCAGTTTGCCTAAGCACACCCACCCGCATCTGCCGCCACGGCGCGATGTGTGGATGGATCAGCCGCTGCCGAACTGGAAGCGCAGCGGCGTGGCAGCGGCCAAACGGGCGGCCAAACGGCGCAGAAAGGCGAAACGATGAATAAGTTTGGCACTTGGCTGGCCGGTAACTTTACCAACCCGGCCACGGGGCAGGCCAGTCACACCAAAATCTGGACCAATATCGCCTACGCGGTCATGACCTATAAGTTTGTGATGGCTCCTGAGCCTGTGGAGTGGATGTGGTGGGCTTACGGCGGCATTGTGGGCGGTTTTGCCTTGGTACGTCGCGGCTTATCGGTTATCCCGCAGCTGGCGGCCATCAAACAGGAAACGGAGCGCGAAAATGATGTGGATGCCCCTACTGAGTAAGCTGCTGCCCGCGGGCAGTTTGTGGAAAAAGCTGCTGCCGCTGCTGCTGGCTCTGGCTGTCGCGGCCACCTGCTACCGTGCAGGCTACCTGAACCGCGACGGCAAGGCCAAAGCCGAAATGGCCGCAGTGGCCGCCGCACACCAACAAGCACAGCTGGAGGCGGAACGCGCCTACAGCGCCAAACTGGCCGAAGTGGCGGCGGAGCGGCAGAAATGGGTTGATTTTGCCCAAAGCCAATCCGTGAACCTGGCCGACGCCAACCGACGCCTGGACCGCCAAACCGTCCTCATAAAACAGGAGATACCCCATGCGATTCGCGACAACAATGCTGGTGGCTGCCATAGCGGCCTTGGCGCTGACGGCCTGCGGCTCTACCGCCAAGCCCTCGGTTACCCCGCCAATTAAAGTGGTCGAAAAGCCCACCCTGCCGCCCGCTCCGGCGGAACTGTTGGCAGAGCACGAACGCCCCGCGCCGCCCGCTTCAGGTAGTCCGGAAGCCCTGCTCAACCACGCCGCCGAGTACGGAGCATGGTGCGGTAAGCGCGATGCACAGGCCGCCGGCTGGCAGCAGTGGTACCGTAACGGACAGGGAGACAAGCAGTGAGCAGATACCGCGAACTGGTACAGCACCGCCTTGGCGTCCTCCATTCTGGCATGGAAATGCGGCTGGCTCGCGCCCGTGAGCAGGAAGCATTTATCTTGCAGGTCGAACGCAAGCTATCGGCCGGCAGCTGGGATTATCGTATGGGGATGACGCCGAATTTCGGCGTGGTATTTACCGTACTGCCTTGCCGCATCCCATTCCAAGAGCAGTATCAGGCAATCAAGGCTGAGCTGTCTGAATACTGGGAGGTGGAGTTTGATGTGCAGGACAAGCGCCCATGCCTGCATGTGGACAGCCGTACCGACGAAGGCATCGGCTGCTGCATAGTGTTTGAGGGAGACGATGATGGCCGCTGAATTTTTAACCATCGATTATGTGTTTCAGGGTGCCATCGGCATTGTGATGACGGTGCTGTGGCGCTACATCGGCAAGGTAGACGGCAAGTTTGATTCCGTGCAAGCCGAGAATCACGCCCTGCGCGAACGCCTGCACGAAGTCGAAAAATCCTACCAAAGCAAAGCCGAAGCCCGAGAATACAAGGGCGAAGTGCTGGAGTTGTTACGGGAAATCAAGAGCGACCTCAAAGAGGTTAGCGACAAGTTAAACGAAAAGGCCGACAAAAAATGAGTAACCTTTACCAAGACCCGGTTGTGGAAATGCTGCGCGAAATCATCGCCAAGCAAGATGTAACCATTGCCAAGCAGGATGAAATGGATAAACGGCTAGCGGATATACAAGCCGATTGCCAGCGTATTGCCCGTACCAACGGCGGTTTGGCCGGTGCGGTATCCGGCGCGGTGAGCGGCGGCGTGGTGGCCACCGGCATTGCCTTTATTCGCGCTAAATTCGGCTTTTAATTTGGATTGATTGACTATGGCTCACCCGAAAGAAACCCGCGACCGCCTGCGCCAGCTGTATGTATCCGGCAATCAAACACTGGAGACGGCGGCGATGATGTGCGGCACCACGCAGGCCACCGCGCGGCGCTGGCGCGAACAGGCGCGCGAGCGCGGCGACGATTGGGACAAAATGCGCGCCGCCTACACGCTGGCCGGCGGCAGCATCGAGGAGCTGGGACGGGCAACGATGGCCGGTTTTCTCCAGCAATACAGCTCGACCATGGAGCTGCTGCAACAGGATGGCGACCTAGGCCCGGCGGAAAAGGTCAAGCTGTTGGCCAGTTTGGCCGATGCCTATAACAAGACCGTGGCGGCCAATGCCAGAATCCTGCCGGAAACCAGCAAGCTGGCCACCGCGCTGGAAGTGGTGGAATTGCTGGTGCAGTTTGTATCGGAAAAACACCCCAAACAGCTGGGGGCACTGGCAGAGGTGCTGGAGCCGTTTGGGGCGGAAGTGGAGAAGAGGTTTGGTTAGAACCTAGGTTTTGGGGTATTAGTTTTGTTTTTTAATGCCTGCATTTCTAAGGCTATTTCTCTGATTTCCTCTATCAATTCGTCGTCGCTCCAGTCTTCAATCTCAATCTGAAAGACCCGGCGTATCTCTTTAACAATTTCGGATTCTGATAAACCCAGAGTTATCAGTTTCTTAATTGCATCAACAATCTTTTTTGACAGACGCAACATAATTACCTCCAAATGAAAAATAAAGAGTTCCTAAAATCCCTCTCCGCCATTGCCGACCAACTACGGCGCACCATCGAGGCGGAAGTGGTAGGCTTTGAATCGACCCCGGCGGCCATTGCGGAGCGCCGGGCAAAGGTATTCGACCCTCTAAGTGGCTTTGAATACTTTGTTTATACCTACTTCCCGCATTATGTGCACACGGCGGACAAATCTCAACTGCACGAGTTTCTGTTTACGAGGCTACCTGAAATCCTGCGCGAGCCGAAGGGTGTGCCGGAAGCGACAGGCGCGCCGCGCGGCGAGGGTAAATCCACGCTGGTGACCCAGCTGTTTACCCTGTATTGCATCGTAACCGCGCAGAAGCATTACTGCGTAATCGTGATGGACAGCATCGACCAAGCCTACCCGATGCTCGAGGCGATTAAGGCCGAGCTGGCTTATAACCCGCGCTTGCTGACCGATTTTCCCGAGGCGGCGGGCGCAGGGCGGGTGTGGCAGGCTGGCACGATTGTGACCGCCAACGACATCAAAGTGCAGGTGGCGGGCTCGGGCAAAAAACTACGCGGCCTGCGCCACGGCCCCTACCGTCCGGATTTAACCATCTTGGACGATATCGAGAACGACGAGCAGGTGCGTTCGCCCGAACAGCGCAAAAAGCTCAATGACTGGCTGGACAAAACCATCCTGCCTTTGGGCGGCGTGGGCATGAAATACGATGTGATTTACATCGGCACCATCCTGCACTACGACAGCGTGCTGGCACGCACTTTAAATAACCCGTTTTGGCACCGCAAAAAATTCCAAGCCATGATCCGCTGGCCGGACAATATGGCGCTGTGGGAGCAGTGGGAAGAGTTGTACCGCAACGAGGGCGAAGCAATGGCGCTGGCGTTTTACCATGCCCACCGTGCGGAAATGGAAGCCGGCGCGGTTACCAGCTGGGCGGCGCGCGGGGTGTTGGAACTGATGACCATCCGCGCCCGTGTGGGGCATGCGGCGTTTGACAGTGAGTACCAAAATGACCCGGTATCCGGCGATGCCGCGCCGTTTGCCAATAGTCTGCACTTTTGGGTGCAGCGCGATAACGAGTGGCTGTTTTTCGGCGCCTGCGACCCGAGTTTGGGCAAAGCAGGCGCCAGCCGCGACCCGTCGGCACTGCTGGTGGGCGGTTTTAACAAGCGCACCGGTGTGCTGGATGTGGTGGAGGCGCAGATTAAAAAACGCCTGCCCGACCGCATCATTGAGGACATTATCGCGCTGCAACGGCAATACCGTTGCCTGCTGTGGGGCATCGAGACGGTGCAGTTTCAGGAGTTTCTCAAAACTGAATTGGTTAAGCGCGGCGCGGCGGCTGGCGTGCCGATTCCGGCGCGCGGCATCAAGCCGGTGGCGGACAAGCTGTTGAGGATTGAGAGCCTGCAACCGCATATGGCCAACGGCCTCATCCGCCTGCACGCCAGCCAAAGCACCTTAATCCAGCAGCTGCGGCATTTCCCGATGGCTGACCATGACGACGGCCCGGATGCGCTGCATATGCTGTGGATGCTGGCGCAAAGCGGCTTCGGCGCGATTGACTACACCGCCGTGCCGCGCCACAGCGGCAGCGACGGGGTGCTGACTTTCGGCAGCGGCGCTTGGTAACGACCCGCTGAGGCGGCTCAAACGGTTTCAGACGGCCTTACATCTGACAATAGCGGCAAGATTAACTGCATCTTGCCGCTTAATTATGTCTATCAAATCCCGTTTTACCGCCGTTTTATCCGCTATTACAGGCAACACCGAGCCTGCGCCGAAAGCACCGCGCAAGGGTGAGCAGACCGCGCAGCTGGCCAAAGCCCGCGGCACCGTCGGCGAACATCCGAGCAAGGGGCTGACGCCGCAGAAACTGCACCAGATTTTAGAAGGGGCGGAAGACGGCGACATCACGGCGCAGTCGGAATTGTTTGCCGATATGGAAGAAAAAGACGGCCACATCTTTGCCGAGATGAGCAAGCGCAAACGCGCTTTAACTGGCTTGGATTGGCGGGTATCCGCCCCGAAAAATGCCGATGAGGCCGGGCGGCAGCTGGCGGAAGAGGTGGCAGGCTGGCTCTACGGCCTGCCGGACTTTGAGGCGCTGCTGTTTGACCTGCTGGATGCGCTCGGCCACGGTTTTGCGGCGGTGGAAATCAGCTGGCAGCAGGTGGACGGCCTGTGGCTGCCGGCCAAGTTTACCCACCGCCCGCAGGGTTGGTTTACCCTGAAACACAACCAGCTCAAACTGCTGGGTGTGAACGGGCAGGAGCCGCAGGACTTGTGGCCGCTGGGCTGGATTGTGCACCGGCACCAAGCGCGTAGCGGCTTCTTGGCGCGCGGCGGGCTGATGCGTTCGCTGGCGTGGCCGTATCTGTTTAAAAACTACTCGGTACGCGACTTGGCCGAATTTTTGGAAATTTACGGCCTGCCGGTGCGGCTGGGGAAATACCCGGCCGGCGCATCGGACAAGGAAAAAACCACCCTGCTCAACGCACTGGTGGGCATCGGCCACAATGCGGCCGGCATCATCCCGGAAACCGTGATGCTGGAACTGTTGGACGCGGCCAGCGGCAGCGGCGACACCTTTATGAGCATGGTGGACTGGTGCGAGCGCACCCAATCCAAAATCATCTTGGGCGGCACGCTGACCACGCAGGCAGACGGCAAAACCAGCACCAACGCGCTGGGGCAAATCCACAACGAGGTGCGGCACGACCTGCTGGCATCTGATGCTAAGCAGCTGGCGGCCACGCTGACCCGGCAACTGATTGCGCCGCTGCTGTATCTCAACAAGGGCATCACCGACCCCAACAATATCCCCTATTTTGAGTTTGACACCCGCCAGCCGGAAGACATGAAGCTGTATGCCGAGGCACTGCCCGAATTGGTGCAGCTCGGCATGAAAATCCCGCTGGAATGGGCGCACGAAAAGCTGGCCATCCCTCAGGCGGCGGACGACCAAGCCGTGCTGGCCGTGCCGGCTGCGCAGTCACCGCTGTATCAGGCGCAGGCCAACCGCCGCTACCGGCAGGTAGCCTTGTCGCGGCAGGGCGAAATCATCTATCCCGACCAGCTGGCGTTGGACGACGGTATTGCAGGCTACCTGAAAAATACCGAGCTGCCCGCATTGCTCGAACCGCTGATTAAGCAACTCGGCCAAGCCATCGCCGAAGGCGGCAGCTACGAGGATGCGGCGGCACGCCTGCTGGCGGCCTACCCGCAATTGGACACCGCACAGCTGCAAGAGGCGCTGGGGCGCGTGCTGTTTGTGGCGGACTTGTGGGGGCAGATCGGTGGGCGCTAATCAAGTGGATTTGGCCTATGCCTTCGGCCTGCCGCCGGAGCGTGCCATCCGTTATTTTGAGACTTTGGGCTACACGGTGCCGACCGATTGGCCGCAGCGGATGCAACAAGCAGCGGCCAAGGCGCAGACCATCGCCGGCATCTACCGGCAGGATGTGGTGGCCGACATCCACCGTGCGCTGGGCGAATCGGCGGCCAAGGGCACGCCGTTTGCCAAATTTAGGGATGCGGTGGAGCGGCAGCTGACGGCTAAGGGGCTGCATCTGGATCAGGCAGGCGATATGGTGGATGCCGCCACCGGCGAGCTGCTGGGCAAAGGCATCACGCCGCAGCGCTTGGAGGTGATTTACCGCACCAATATGCAAAATGCGTATATGGCCGGGCGCTGGCAGGAGCTGCAAGACAACCGTGCCGCCATGCCTTATCTGCAATACACCGCCGTTATGGACAACCGCACCCGCCCGCTGCACCGCGAGCTGCACGGGCAGGTGTATCACATCGACGACCCGTTTTGGGATACCTATTATCCGCCCAACGGCTTTAACTGCCGATGCACGGTAACCGCCTACAGCGCGGCCGATTTGACCCGGCGCGGGCTGGAGGTTTCTGACAGCGAGGGGCGGTTGGAAGAGGTGTACCGCGTGGTGAACAAGGCGGGCGACACCGAGCCGACCCGTGCCATCCGTTTGGCCGACGGCCGCTCCTTTATGGCCGACCGCGGCTTTGACGGCAATGTGGGTAAGCGGCACTTGGCGCAGCTGGGGCAGTTGCAGATGCAACGGGCGGTGGATTTGCCGCCGCGGTTGGCGAGTATGGCGGTGGGCGAGGCGCTGAAACAGCCGGCCTTTTTTAAGGCGTTGTCGGATGAGTTTATCAGGCGCTTTGATTTTTTGGCCGCCGGCGGCCACGGCAGCAACCGCATAATGCACGTGGGCGTATTGCACACCGAGCTGCTGGATGCGCTGGCCGCCCACAACATCATGCCTCAGTCGGCCGTTATCAGTATGGGGGATGCGGACATTACCCATGCCTTGCGCGACAGCAAGGCGGCAAGCGGTCGGGCTTTGGATGCAGCCATTATCCGGCGTGTACCGGAGCTGCTGCTGAAGCCGGACTCGGTGTATGTGCAAACCAATGCCAAAAATCCGACATTATGGTTTATTTATGAGACCGAGCAGGGCAAATTGGTATTGTTGGTGGATAAGCCGGAGAGAAAGAGCAAAGAGATGATGAATATTGTGCGAACCGGCGGCAGGATCACGAATTGGAAAGAAGCATTGAACCAGCATACACTGGTTTGGGGGAAAGCCCCGGCAGGAATGAAGTAAAACAGGCAGGGGCGTCGGGATTCGAACCCGCATAATATGGGGAAACCATAACCTTTACCAGTTGGAAACTACCCCTGCCTATTTGTGAATTACAGTATAGCTATGATCGAAATCGAAATCAAGACGTTAGAGTTGCAGCAAAACATCAGCTGCGCAGCGCAGGGCTTGGAGCAGCGCGGCAGCCTGATGCGCCTGATTGCCGGCAGGCTGCATCAGGCGGTAGATGAAAACTTTAACAGCCAAGGCCGCCCGGCTTGGGCGGGGCTGAAGCTGGGCAGCCAGCTCTCCCGTGCCGGGGCGCTGACGAAACGCGGGCAGGTATCGCAGGCGCGGTTTGACAAGCATGTGCGCAACCACAAAATCCTGCAAAACACCGGCCGCCTGCGCAACAGCATCACCGAGGCCAGCGACAACGATAGCGCGCGGGTGGGCACCAATGTGGCCTATGCCGCCATCCACAACTTCGGCGGGCAAACCGCCGCGCACATGATTTACCCGCGCCACAAAAAGGCGCTGGCATGGGCCACCGGGGCGTATCCGGTAAAAAGCGTGAAGCACCCCGGCAGCCGCATCCCGGCACGCCCGTTTATGCAGCTCACGCCGCAAGACGAGCACGAGCTGGTGGAGACGGTGAGCGACTATTTGGCCTCCGTCTGCGGCCTACCGAAAGGCAGTTAAACGACACCCCGCCCAAAATCGCGCCAAACGGCGTTTAAACGGCTTGGGTATAGTTTGGTATATCCCCGCGCCAGACCCCCGCTAAAAAACGCGCTTTATAGCCTCTTTATAGCCATCACATCGCAGCCGCCCCGCCGGCTGTTTCACCCGCGCCAAAACCAAGTGAGGCGCTTCAAGGATTTTCTCCCGCTTTCCGGCCGCACAATGCGGCCATGAACAAGCATACCCCTCCCCCGTTTTTACTGGCTGCCTGTTCCGTCCCGGTGGACGGCGCGGCGCAGCGCATCCAGCTGATTCCCGCCGGCGAGTTCCGCGCCAACGACGGGCGCCCGGCCGATGCGCCGTTTTGGCGTTTGAGCCCGCAGCGTGCCGCTGCCTTGGTGGCCGAACTCAATGCACGGCCGGTGCGGCTGATGGTGGACTACGAGCACCAAACCCTGTTTACCGCACAAAACGGACAGCCCAACCCGGCATCGGGCTGGCTCTCCGGTTTCGAGTGGATAGACGGCAAAGGACTGTATGCCGAGGTGCAGTGGACGGCCGCGGCCAAGCAGCGGATTGCCGGCGGCGAATACCGCTATATCTCACCGGTGTTCCAATACACGGCCGCAGGCGACATTTTGAATTTACTGCCGCCCGCGCTCACCAACACCCCGGCGCTTGACCAACTCGACCCGGTGGCCTTGGCCGCCGCCTCCCGATTACTTAACCCCCTCCAACCCTCTCAAAAGGACGAAGCAATGAACGAAGCACAAAAGCTGATGCTGTCGCTGCTCGGGCTGCCTGAAACCGCCAGCGAGGCGGAGCAGCTGGCCGCGATGCAGCAAATCCAAAGCAGCACCGATGGAAAAAAGCTGGCCGAAGCCTTGGCCGCCGCCAAAGAGGCAGCCAAGCCGGAAAACAAACCGGCCGAGCCTAACCCGCCCGCCGCCCCTGCCGCACCGGCAGGCCAGCCGGCCAATGACGAGACCGGCGCACCCAATACCGCTGCCGCCTCGCAACAGGTGCCGCTGTCGGCACTGCAAGGCTTGCAACAACAAGTGGCCGCCCTGAGCCAGCAGCTGGCTGCGCACGAGGCGGAAAAAACCGCACAACTGATTACCGCCGCCCTCTCCGACGGCCGACTGCTGCCGGCGCAAAAAGCATGGGCGGAAGGCTTGGGCAAATCCAACCCGCAGGCACTGGCCGAATTTTTGGCCACGGCGCAGCCTTTGGCTGCCCTAAGCGCCACGCAGACCGGCGGCATCCCGCCTGCTGCCGCGGAAAAAGGCTTGACTGTCGAAGAGGCAGAGGTGGCGCAGATGCTGGGCATCAGCGCCGACGATTTCGCAAAACAAAAGGAGTAATCCCCGATGATTATCACCCCCGCCACCCTTAAAGCCCTGATGACCGGCTTCAAGAAAAACTATCAAGACGGTTTGCAAATGGCCAAGAGCCAATATACGGACATCGCCACCGTGGTGCCCTCATCCACCGCCTCCAATACTTACGGCTGGCTCGGCCAAGCCCCAGCGCTGCGCGAATGGGTGGGCGACCGCGTATTCAACGATATGCAGGCGCACGCTTATGCGATTGTCAACAAGCATTTCGAGAGCTCCATCAAGGTGAGCCGCAACGACATTGAGGACGACAACATCGGCATTTATGCGCCGCTGATGACCGAGCTAGGGCGTGCCGCCGCCGTGTTTGCAGACGAGCTGGTTTTCGGTCTGCTGAAAAAAGGCGATGCCACCCTGTGCTACGACGGTCAAAACTTTTTTGATACGGATCATCCCGTGGCCGAAAAAGTGGACGGCACCGGCAACAAAACCCTGGTTAAAAACCTGTATACCCCCGCCGGCGGCAGCCCGGGCGAAGCGTGGTATCTGTTGGATACCAGCCGTGCGGTAAAACCGCTGATTTTCCAGCTGCGCAAGCCGATGAAGCTCACCGCCATGACCAAAGACGATGACGAAAGCGTATTTATGCGCAACGAGTTCCGCTACGGCGTGGACGGCCGCTGCAACGCCGGCTTCGGCTTCTGGCAGATGGCCAGCAAGAGCACCGAGGAACTGACCCCGGACAATTTCGCCAAAGTGTTTAACGCCATGTATGCCCAAAAAGGCGACGGCGGCCGCCCGCTGGCTGTCCGTCCGACCGTGCTGCTGGTGCCGCCGACCATGGAAGATTTGGCCAATTCGATTGTCAAACCTGACAAATACGAAAACGGCAAATACAACCCGCACCACAACAAGGTGCAGGTGATTGCTACCCCGTGGTTGTTGTAACCCCTTTTGCGGCGGCTTTAACCGGTTTAAAGCCGCCGTTTTGGAGCAGATAAATGGCAAAAAACAAACCCCAAGACGATGCAGTGCAAAAGCCGCTGCAAGATACGCCGGACAATCCACCCGAGCAGCAAGAAGAGCAAGGCGGCCAAACCGAGCAGCAGCCGGAGGTGCAGGACAACCTGCCCGAAACCCAGCCGGAACAGCAGCAAGACCATCCCGACACCCCGCCTGAAACCACGCAGTCTGAAGGGCTGCTGGAGAGCAAGCCCGACGACACTAATACTGCGACGGACAAAGCCGAAACCGAAAAAGCCATTGGTGAGCAGCCCAACCCGCCTGCACAGCCGGTATTGGTGCCGGTGGCCAGTGGTGAAGCCCCGGTTGAGGGTGCGGAAATGGTGGCCGTTAAAACCCGCAGCGCAGCACGGTTTTACCGCTGCGGCCTCGAATTTACCCGCGAAATCTGCATTGTGGAACGCAGCGCAATGGACGAGGCCGATTGGCAGCGTTTATTGGCCGAGCCGAATTTGACGGTGCAGGGAGTGGTGTTGATGACGCCCGAGGCCGCCTACGACGAGGACGTGCCGCAATGATTAGCTATGCCACGCTCGACGAACTGTGCCTGCGCTACGGCGACAACACCGTGTTGCAGCTCACCGACTTAGAGCGACGCGGCCAAATCAATGCCGATATTGCGCAGCAGGCGCTATTGGACGCCACCGCCGAAATCGACGGCTACCTGAACCGCTACACGCGGCCGTTTCCGCAAATCCCGCGTCTGCTCACGGTGTACTGCTGCGACATTGCCATCTACCGCTTGGCCACCGGTATGCGCCAAGGCAACGATGACATGGACACCCGCTACAAAAACGCCATTGACTACCTCAAGCAGGTGGCGCGCGGCACGGCCACCATCAGCGGGCTGCCTGAAAACGGCCAGCTCGGCACCGGCGACACCGTGATGTTTAACAAGCCGCAACAAAAGGTATTCGGACGTGATCGCCCTTATTGAGGTTGCCATCGTGCAGCGCCTGCGCCAAGGCTTGGGCAAGCTGGTTACCGGCGTGCATAGCTACGGCGGCGAGCTGGACGACGAGGGGCTGTATCAGGTGGTGCAGCAGTTGCCCGCTGCTTGGGTGACTTTTGCCGGCATCGACAAAACCGAAGCCGTTAAAACCAGCCGCACCAAGCACAAGGCCGAAGCCAAGTTTGTGGTGATGGTGGCCGCCCGCTCCCTACGGAGCGAGGAAGCCAGCCGCGCCGGTGGCATCGGCCACTGGGAAATCGGCAGCTACCAGCTGATTTACGCGGTGCGCCGCCTGCTGGCCAATCAGGATTTGGGTTTGGCCATCGACAAGCTGCAACCGCGCGCGGTACGCACCCTGTTTAACGGCAGGATGGAGCGGCAGGAGGCCATGAGCGTGTATGCCTGCGAATTTGCCACCCATTGGATTGAAGAGGCGTTGGACAACGGCCGCTGGCCGCAAGTACCGCCGCCCACGCCGCCGGGCAGCCCGCCATCCCCGCCGCACCCCGACCAAATCTTTGTGACCTATCAGGCGGCCACCAGCCCGCCATACCCCGAACTGAAAGGCGCGAACCTGCATGTGCACGCGCCGCCCGACAACCCCACCCCCGCCATTGAGGCGGAAGTTAAAACAGGAGAGACACCATGAGTATCTTGGTAAAAGCCGCCGCCGGCCTGAAAGTGCCGAAGGAAGGCGAGCCGCACCGCTATATCGACGAGCATCAGGCCGTCGCCGTGGAGGAGAGCGCCTACTATCTGCGCTGCCTCGAGTGCGGCGACTTGGTGCGCGAATCCGAGGCCGAATCCGAGCCTGATCCCAAACCCGCCAAAGGAGGCAAATAATGGCCAGCGCCAACATCAGTTTTGACAAAATCCCGGCATCTACGCGCAAACCCGGCGTGTACGCCGAATGGAACCTCAAACGCGCCATGCGCAACCTGCCCACCAATCGGCAGCGCGTGCTGTTGATTGCCCAGCACACCACCGACTTGGGCGCAGTATCCGCCCTGACGGATGTGTATTCCGCCGCCGAAGTGGCCGAGCGCTACGGTGCGGGCAGTCAGGCACATTTGATGGCCGATGCCGCCATTAAAGCCTACGCCAATGCCGCCCTGAGCATCATCACGCTGGCCGACAACAGCGCCGGCGTGGCCGCCGCAGGCAAAATCACCATTACCGGTAACGCCACCACGCAGGGTGTGCTGCGCGTGGGCATCGGCAACGCCGACGTGCTGATGGTGGCCGTGGCCGCCGGCGACAGCGCCGATACCGTCGGCAAGGCCGTCAAGGCTGCGATTGCCGCCCAGCCCGGCCTGCCCGTATCTGCTGCCGAAGCCGCCGGCGTGGTGACCATCACCGCAAAAAACAAGGGCACCGAGGGCAATGCCATCCGCCTGTTGGCGGCCTGCACCGCCGCCGGTATCAGCACCACGGTAACCGCGATGGCGGGCGGCGACGCCAACCCCGATATCCAGCCCGCACTCACCGCCGTGATTGCCGACGGCCACGACATCATCGCCTGCGGCATCAGCGACGAGGCCAACCTCATCAAATTGCGTGCCCACCTCGAAAAAGTCGGCGCGCCCACCGAAAAACGCTGGGCTATCGGTGTGTACGGCCACAGCGGCACGTTGGCCACCGCCACCACCTTGGCCGGCAAACTCAACAACGGCTTTATGCTCTGCGCTTGGTATCGCGGCACGCCCAGCCTGCCGTGTGAACTGGCGGCAGCTTTTGCCTCAGTGATGGCGAGCGAAGAAGATCCCGCCCGCCCGTTGAACACGCTGGCTTTGGAAGGCATCGGCCTGTGCGACAGCAAAGACAAAACCATGCGTACCGAACAAGAAAATGCGCTCTACAACGGCGTGGCGCCGGTGGAAACCAGCCCGGACGGCAGCCGGGCGCAGATTGTGCGGGCGATTACCACCTACACCAAAACCGCCAACGGCACCGCCGACGAGAGCCTGCTGGACGTGACCACCGTGCGCACCCTGATTTACGTGAGCAAAGCCTGTATCCAACGCGTGGCTCTGCGCTTCCCGCGCGAGAAACTCTCCGACAAAACCCCGGCGCGGGTGCGCAGCGAGCTTATCGACGTGCTGATGCGCTGCGAAGAGCTGGAGATTTTGGAGCAAGTGGAAGCCAACCTGCCCAACCTCATCGTGGAGCGCGACCGGCAAAACGTGAACATGTTGGACGTGCGCATCCCGTCTGACGTAGTGAACGGCCTGCACGTGGTCGGCATGGTGGTAGACCTCTATTTATAGGAGCATAAAACATGAGTACCGAATACATCGGCAGCGTAACCCTCTATCTCGACGCGGCGGAGGTGGAAATCACCAAAATCGACGTCAAAGACAGCACCGGCCGCAAGCCTGTGAAAACCATGAACCGCAGCCGCCGCACCAAAGGCTTCACCCGCGGCGTGGGCCAATACGACATCACCGCCACCGCCGTGATGCCTACCGACGGCACCGCCATCAACTGGGGCAGCATCGAGGACGCCAAAATCTCGCTGGTGCCCGACGTGCCCGGCGCGAAACCCACCAGCTACCTCGGTTTTTGCGTAACCGAAGTGGGTGAAAGCTACACGGTGGACAACGAGATGGTGATCGACATCACCGGCTTTGCCATCCGCAAGGTGTTGGAGTAAAGGCTACCTGAAAATGGTAAAATCAAGCCCTGTCCTGATTGGCAGGGCTTTTTTATGGAGAAAAGGAAATGAGAAAACTATTGTGCGGCGTACTTATCGCCTTTGGGCTGGCAGCCTGCGGCGGGCAGGAACAGCAGGCACCTGCGGTGCCTGAACCGGCTTCGGAAGCCAGCAGTGAATTGGCAACAAATTGCCCGATACCTATGGGTATTGTCGCAGACAAGTGGATGCAAAACTTGGATGCCAGCTTTAAGGCAACTAGGATGCCTACAACCATCAAAAATAGGAATGCAGAAAAAGAAGCATGTGGCGTGAGTGTGAATATGTCCATGGAGCGAGGGGAAATTAAATTCCTGATGGACGAAAAGATGGGGTTATTGAGCGTTGCTTCTGGTTTTGAATTATCAAATAATTTATCCACGAATACAGATAGGATGTTCTCTACTATCCAATCTATCGTTGCTTTACATGGTACCGTTAAATGGGGAGCATCGCCGCTTGGGAAAAGGCTTTTAGAAGTCATAGCCGATACTGTTCAAGCCTCCAAAACGCAGGGGGATGTTATCAATAGTTTTGATATGGATGGATTTACCTATCTAGTAGCCTGCGACGGTACCAGCGTTGCCATATTGGCGCGCAAGCAAACCCCCTGAACCGGCTCAATCAGTTTCCCCGAAGCCTTTAAACGACAATTAAACCTACTCTTTATCTTGGTTTAATCAACGTTTAAAGGCTTTTCTTATGTCTGATAAAAAACCCTCTAATTCCATTGGTGCGGATCTGCTCCCCGCCGCCGAGGCCGATTTTAACCTTGTGGTGGCCGACGACCGCAAAACGGTTTCAGGTAGCCTGAAATACGGCATTGAATATGCAGGCAGCCTGCATTATGACTTTGTGATGCACCTGCCAACTGTGCGTGAAGACATGAATATCGACCCGCTGTTGGACGGGCAGGCGCGGATGCTGGAGAGCTACGCCCTGTCTATCGACCGCTTGGGCAATATTCCTATAGAACAAATCAGTGCCGACCTGTTGGCCGACGGTTTGGCCGCCGGCGATTTTGATGCGCTGTATTTCGCGCAGGAATTGCTGGCAAAAAAGCGGCTGCGCCCGAACTCGACCGCTACCGATTAGCGGTGTTGCTGCTCGGACGCTTCGGGCTGTCGGAAGAGCGGGTGGGTGAGATGACGCTGCCCGAACTCAACAGCTTTGTGCGGTAGGCACGCCAGCTTTTATCCACCTATCAACCCGTGCCGGTGCCCATCCCCGTTCCGTCTGCACCGCCTCCATCCCCCTCTAAGCCCAAACCGTCCGGTAAGGGTGCCACCACCTACATCAGCAAAAGGCAGAAAAAATGAGCAGTAACACCTTAGAACTGGTTGCCAAGTTTAAGGACAATGCCAGCCAAGGCCTGCGCCGGCTGCTGACTGAAAGCCAGCGTGCGGCCACCGGGCAGGCGCGTGTGTGGGCGCAGGCCGGGCGGCAGCGGCAGCAGGCCATCAGTGCCTACCAGCGGCTCGGCATCCGCTCCGAGCAGCAAATCCGCCGCGAAATGCAGCTCACGCAGGCGGCCTATAACCGTTTGGCACGTTCCGGCACGCTGTCGCAGCGCGAGCTGGCGCGGGCGGCCGAAGCCAACCGCCGCAACCTGCAACGGTTGAACAACGAGTTGCGCAGTGGCGCCGGTGCAGCCGGCAGCTGGCGGCAACGCTTGGGCGGCGCCATGACTACAGTGGCTGCTGCCGGTGTGGGTGCTTATACCGTGCTCAAACCGAGCATGGACAACCAAAAACAGCTTGAAGCCAATATCAGCCAAGTAGCGTGGCAGGCTTTTGGCGAAGATAACAGCAAAACGTCTGATTGGATTGCTACCACGGGTAAGCAGCAAATCCGCGACTTGGTAACCGAGCTTGTAGCCAAAAACGGCGGCAATGCCGATGCCGCGCTCAACCTGATTAACAGCCAAATGGCCAATGGCATGAGCTTCGAACAGGTGCAGAAAGGGGCAACTGCCACCTATCGCGCCATGATTGCCTCCGCCGAAGGTGCTGGGCAATACGACCCGGAGAGTGTGGCCAAACTGATGAAAGTGCTGCACGACTTCGGATTCCAAGGCGAAGAGCTGGCTACCGCGTTTGAACACGCCATGAAATCGGGGATGCAGGGCAACTTTGAAATCGCCGATATGGTAACCGAGCTGCCTGCTTTGCTGCCTGCCGCCAAAAACTCTGGCTTGAACGGCATTCAAGGCTTTGATTATTTGCTATCCATCCTGCAATCTGCCTCCAATAAATCTGGCTCCAACAGCGAAGCCGCCAACAATGTGCGCAACCTGTTGGAAAAAACCTTATCGGCCGACACGGTAAAACGCTTGTCGCGCATGGATAACCCAAATGACCCGAGCAAGGGTGTTGATTGGGCTAATTCAGTTTTACAAGGCAAGGCCAACGGCGAAAACGCGGTGCAGGTGTTATCGCGTTTGGCCAATTCCATGCTGGAGCGCGACCAGCAATACCAACAACTTAAAGCTAAGGCCGATGCCGGCGACCAAACCGCCGCCGAACAGATGAATATCATGCGCGGTTTCGTGCTGTCGCAGATTTTGCCGGATATTCAGGCCAAAGCTGGTTTGTTGGCCGCCTCTGATGTACAACAGGTGCAGGAATATATCCAAGGGTTGGCCGGAATTGACCCGAAAACCAATAGCTTGGTGGATAGGAAAATCGGTGTAATGAGCCGGGATGATCTGTTCATACAAGAGCAAAACCGCTCATTGGCACAGCTCGGCCGCAAACCCGCGCTCGATACCCTGAATTCTGCCGAAACCAAATGGACGGAAGTCTCTTCCCGCTATCCCAAAGCCACTTTGGCTGCACAAGCCGCAGGCGGTGCAGGACTTGGCGCCGGCCTTTTATCGTTGTTTCGCAGCGGCGGCTCAGGCTGGGCAGGCAATCTGCTGTCTAAAGTGGGAGGTAGTGCACTTGGTTTCGGGCGCGGTGCGTTAAGCTGGGGTACCGGCGTGCTGACTGCGGCACCGCGTTTCAATTTTGCTACCGGCCTGCTGCTGCATTCGCCGGAGCTGAATGCAGGCGAGGGGGCGGCACTGGAGAGGATGCGGCAATTAAATCAGCAATACCATGGGCAGGCGCTGCCACGTTCGGCGCTGATTAACTATAGTGACTCGTCCCGTTCTGCCAACCAATCCCCGCTCAACAGCCCGGAACTGCAAAAAAGCGCGGAGCAAATCCAGCAGTCATCACAAACCTATCAGCAATCCAGCGAGCAATATGCGCAAGCGGTCAATCACAACCAGCAGGCCGCCGCCCAGTTTTTGGAGGCATCGCGCCTGATGGGCACGGCGGCGGGTCAGTTGGCGGCAGCGGCGCGGCAGCCGGTGCCGGTAACTGTGTCGGTGTCGGGCGGCAATATCACCGCCGCCGTATCGCAAGCTGCCGAGCGCGACAACCGGAGGAATTAACAGATGAGTTGGCAAGATACCCTGCTTGATGCCAGTTACAAGGGCGTGGCCTTCGAGGCCACCGGCGACACCCTGCGCGGCGTGCACGCGCTGGCCGAGCACAGCTACCCTTTTGTGGACGGCTCGGATATTGAAGACACGGGCTGCGAGGCGCTGGAATTTAACCTCACCGCCGTTTTGTATGGCGACGACTACGAGGCGCGGCTGCAACGCCTACTCAAGGTGCTGCGCGAACACGGCAGCGGCGAGCTGGTGCACCCGATTTACGGCAGCGTGCCGGACACGGTGGTGGCCGATTTCGAGGTGCGGCACAGCGAAGACAGCCCGGACTACGCCGAAATCAATATCAGCTTCAAGCAGAGCGTGGCCGCCGCGCCGTTTTTCGGGCGCGAGCTGGCACTGGCTTTGGCCGACGAGGCAGATTGGGTGGCCGACTTGGCCGCTTTTCAGGGCTTTGCCGTGCTGGAAAAGGCCTTGGGCAAAATCCGCAACCTACAACAGCGTTGGAACAATTTTCACGCCGCTGTGCTCAATGTGGTGGGGCGGCTGTACGGCCAAGTGAACGGGGTATTTTCAGGTAGCCTGAACCTACTCAACAACCCGCGCGTGCTGCTCACCGAACTCAAAGGCGTGTTTGGCGCGCTGGCCGGGATGCACCGCACGGCGGAAAGCAGCCTGTCGGGCTGGCGCGATTTGGCCGGCGGTACCAAAACGGCCGCCGCCGTGCCGTGGCAATACCGGCAGGGCTTGGATAACGGCGCCACGCCCGCCCGCTCGCAGGCCGCCTTGCCGGATGTGGCCGCGCTCACGGCAGCGATTGCCATTGTGGGCAGCACCGCGCTGGCTAAAGAGCTGGCGGATATTTTTGCCGCCGAACAAGACGAGCCCGAACTTACGCCGGCGGAAATCAGCCGCCTGCTGGCCGATGTGCGCGCCCAGCTCAACAGCGCGTTGGCCGCCAACCGCTTGGCGGTGATGATGCTGGCCGCTTCTGCCGAGCAGGCCGAACAGTTGGCCGCCTTGCTGCTCTCGCTGTATCAGGACAACCCGCCCGACCCCGAGCAGCTCTACCGCCAACTGGAACAGCGCCGCCTGTTGCCGCAGCAGCCCTATTTAGAGGGCAGCGCCGAATTGGCCGACAGCGTGCGCACGTTGGCGCATACCCTGCAAAAGCAGGCACAAGCCTTGATTAACCTGCGCCCGCCCTTGGTGCAAAAGGTGGTGCCGCAGGATAGCAGCCTGCACCTGCTGGCTTTCCGCTGGTACGGCGACCACCGCCGTCAGGCCGAGCTGCTGCGCCTCAATCCCGGCATCATGCATCCCAACTTTATCGCCCGCGGAACCGTATTAAATGCCTACGCCCAATAACACCGTGAGCCTCTTAATTGCAGGCAAAACCCACAGCCAGTGGACAGACTACGACATCGACAGCGACCTCCTCACCCCGGCCGATGATTTTCAGGTCACGCTCGGGCGGCCGGTGGATGCCAAACCGGATGCAGTGCAGCCGGGCGACACGGTGGAGGTGCGGGTGGGCGAGGATACCGTATTGAGCGGGCGCATCGACCGCGTGAGCACCACTACCGCCAAAGGGCAAAAAACGCTCACCATCTCCGGCCGCGACGATGCCGGCATCCTGTTGGATTGCTCCTGCCCGATTTTTAACGCGCAGGATATGGATTTAAAGCAGATTATCGACACCATCGTCAAACCCTTGGGCATCAGCAAAATCCGCATCGATGCGGCGCAAACCGCGCGCACCAACAAAGTGCAAATCGAGCCGGGCAGTCGGGCTTGGGATGCCTTGGCGCAGTATGCCGAGGCCAACGGGCTGTGGCCGTGGCTGGAGCCGGACGGCACGCTGGTGATCGGCGGACCCGATTACACCGCCAAGCCGGTGGCCGATTTGATTGTGCGCGTATCCGGTCAGGGCAACAACGTAGAGCAGTTGCAGGTGGAGCGCGATTTTTCGCAGCGTTTCAGCGAGATTACCGTGCTGGGGCAGAGCCACAGCGGCAAGCACAACCTGCGCGCCACAGTAAAAGACGACACGGTCAAGGTGCACCGCCCGCTGATTATCGTGGAGGCGGATGTGGATAACCAAGCCGCCGCCGAGCGCAAGGCCAAGAAGCGGCTGGGCGACAGCAAATTGGACGGCCTCACCATCACCGCCACCGTGCAAGGGCACCGCAACGACGACGGCGTGCTGTGGCAGCCCGGCCAGCGCCTGCAACTGTTGAGCGAGCCGGACGGGCTGGACGGCATCTATTTTTTAATGGCGCGCAAATTTGTGGGCGGGCGCGGCAAGCCCACGCAAACCATCCTCACCCTCAAAGAGGACAAGGCGTGGATTCCTGAGGCCAAGCCGCCGAAAAACAACAAAGGCCAAGGCAGCAAAGGCCGCCGCAGGGGCAGCCGCAAACGCCGCAGCGGCGGGCGGAAAGGCCGTCAGGCAAGACAGACGATGGTTTTTGAATAAGGATAAAAGGACGATAAATGGACGCTAAACAAGTAGACGGCCGCATTAAGCGGATGCTGGGCGGCATCCGGCAGGCATTCAGGGGCAAAATCGCCCGCACTGATGCCGCCGCTAGCGTGCAGCGCGCGCAAATCGAGGGGCTGGATGGCGAGACGGTGCAGGCTTTGGAGCATGCTGAGCAGTTCGGCTTCACAGGTCATCCGCCCACCGGCAGCGACTGCATTGTGTTGCCCTTAGGCGGCCAGACCAGCCACGGCATCATTGTTAATACCTGCAACGGTGCCTACCGCATCACCAACCTGCAAGAGGGCGAGACTGCGGTGTACAACGCCGACGGCGCCAAAATCGTGCTGAAAAAAGGCCGCATCATCGATATCGACTGCCAAGTGCTCAATATCAAAGCGCCGGGCGGGGTCAATATCGACGCACCCAATGTGGATTGCACCGCCGAAGTGACCGCCGCCGGGCAAATCAACGGCAACGGCGGCATGGCGATTCAGGGCGGCAACGGCGCAACGTTTAGCGGTGATGTGCGCCAAACCGGCGGCAGCTACACCACCGACGGCGACGTGGTGGCCTCCGGCAAATCAGTGGTAACGCACACCCACCCCGGCGATAGCGGCGGCACCACCGGCGCCCCTATTTAGTCTACCCTCTGAAGCCCCTCAAGCAGTTCCCCCGGCGTCCATAACCCATAATGCGGTTATGGACGCTTTACTTAACCCCGCCACCGGCGACTATCTATTAAATCAGTCCGCGCAAGGCGTCGAAAACGAAGTCTATGTGCGGCTGGTTACCCCGCTGGGCAGCTACTGGGCCGAACCTGCACTGGGCAGCCGCCTGCACGAATTGCGCCGCATGAAAGACCTGCCGCGCATCGCCGTGCTGGCCAAGCAGTATGCCGAGCAGGCCTTGCAGCCGATTTTAGATGCCCACCGCGCCCGCCGCATCAATGTGGCCGCCTCTTTGGCACGGCGCGGCTGGCTGCGGCTGGATATTGACGGGGAGGATATGAGCGGCCGGAATCTATCCTTAATCCATGAGGTGCGGCTGGCATGAAAACCAAAAACTTTGAGCAACTGCGCAGCGACTACCTGCGCGATTTGAGCAACCAGCAGCCTGCCGCCCACACCCACCCCGGCAGCGACAATTTCGCCCGCGCCACCGCTTTGGCCGCACTGGCCGAGGGGCAATACCAGCATCAAGAGTGGATTTTGCGGCAGGTGTTTGCCGATACGGCGGACACCGCCTATTTGGAGCGCCATTGCGCCATGTACCGCATTTGGCGTAAGAGTGCCGCCGCAGCGGCGGGCAGTATCCGCATCAGCGGCGCGCCCAATACCGTGCTGCCTGCCGGGCTGGTAGCCCAAGTAGGCGACACCGCCTACCAGACTTCTGCCGCCGGCCAAACCGACGGCAGCGGGCAGGCTGTATTGGCCTGCCATTGCCTGAGCACCGGCGCGGCAGGAAACCAGCCGGACAACACCCCGGCCAAACTGCAAAGCCCGCCTGCCGGCATTGAGGCAGATGCCGTGCTCACCAGCATGGTGGGCGGCACCGATATCGAGAGTGATGCCGCGCTGTTGGATAGGCTGCTGTCGCGTTTGCGCCAGCCGCCCGCCGGCGGCAATGCCTACGACTATTACCGCTGGGCAATGGCCGTGCCGGGGGTGGAGGCAGCATTTGTGTATCCGCTGCGGCGCGGTTTGGGCACGGTGGACGTGGCCATCCTCACCGCATCCGGCCTGCCGTCGCCCGATGTGGTGCGCGCCGTGCAGCAGTATATCGACGAGCGCCGACCGGTTACCGCCAAAAACGTGCAGGTGATGGCACCGCAACGCGTGCCGCTCAATGTATCGGTGCGCGTATCGCTGGCCGACGGCTACACCCTGCCTGCGGTCAAGGATGCCGCCGCCCGCGCCTTGTCGGCTTATTTTGCAACCATCAAGCCGGGCGACACCGTCTATAAAAGCCATATCGAGGCGCTGATTAGCGATACCCCGGGCGTGCGCGACCGCGTGCTCGACAGCCCGGCCACCAACCAAAACGCCACCATCACCCCGCACATCCAATGGCTCGCCTTGGGCACGTTTGAGATGACCCTGCTATGACCTACGCCGACCTGCTCCCCCTCTACTATCCGCCCGTCAGCTACGACGTGCGTGCCACCCGGCAGGCCGCCGAACGGCAGGCGGAAGCCGCCATATTCGACGGCGTGCAGGCACAGTCGGCACAGCTGCTGGCTGCCGCCTACGCCCCCACTGCCGGCGGCGACATCACACGCTGGGAGCGCCTGCTCGGCATCAACCCGCCGCAGCCCGACAACTACGCCCGCCGCGTGGCCGACGTGCTGGCCAAACTCAATGAGACCGGCGGCCTGAGCATCCCGTATTTTATCGGTTTGGCCGCCGCCGCAGGCTACACCATCACCATCAGCGAGCCGCAGCCCTTCCGTGCCGGCGTAAACCGCGCCGGCGACCGCCTCGCCCGCGAAGACATCATGTGGGTATGGTGGGTGGATGTGGCCGCCCAATCACAAACCGTGTGGCGCTTTCGAGCAGGCAGCGGCACCGCCGGCAGCCGCCTGAGCCAATACAGCGATGCCGTGATCGAGAGCCTGTTCAACCGGCTCAAGCCCGCCCACACCGCCATCCGATTTACCTACCGCTAAAGGACGATTTATGCACCCCATCGAAACCCCCGATAAGACCTTCCACGACGGCGACGGCGTGAGCGAACTCGGCACGATTCTGCCCGCGTGGTGGCTCAACCAAGTGCAATCCGAGCTGCTGGCCGTGCTGACTGCAGGCGGTATCCAGCCGGATAAAGCCAAACCCAACCAAGTGGTCGAGGCTTTGCGCAAAATCATCGACGAGCAAGCCAGCGGCAAAGGACTACCTGTAGGCGCGGTAGTGGGCTTTCCGCGTGCCGTCAGCAGCCCGGAAGGCTACCTGAAAGCCGACGGCAGCACCTTTGCCCAGGCCACCTACCCCGACCTGCACCGCGTATTGGGCGGCAACAAGCTGCCCAATCTCACGCGCTCCGACGTCGGCATGACCGCCTATTTCCCGGTGGCGGACATCCCGGACGGCTGGATCAAGTACGACGACATCGCTACCAAGGTCACGCAGGCCGCCTATCCCGAGCTCTACCGCAAGCTGGTGGCGCAGTACGGCTCAATCGATGCCGTGCCCAAGGCCGAAGACCGCTTTATCCGCAACGCTGCGGGCGGCCTCACAGTTGGCACACAGCAGGGCGACGCTATCCGGAATATCACCGGCGAAGCAAAGTTTGGTCACGACGGCGATACTACTTACGACCCAAATTCGGCGGCAAGTACATCGGCAATTTACTATCCGGATCGTAAATCACCAGACACCGTTAGTAATATGTCTGTAATTTCTAACGCGGCAAACAATTGGCGACCGTTGGTTTTTGATGCCTCCCGAGCCGTGCCGACCGCCGACGAGGTACGGCCTAAAGCGCTGGCTATGGTGCTGTGCATCAAGGCTCAAAACAGCCTGGACGACGTGGTGATGTGGATTAAGGCGTTTGGTAAAGTAACCAACGCCGGTGTGTTGGATGCCTCCACGCTGGCCGCCGGACTGCAAAACAAATCCGACAAAGGGCACACCCACCGCGCCGCCGAAATCACCGACTTTGCCGAGGCGGTGGCCGCGCTCACCGTGCACCAAAAAATCGGCACGTTTGATATTTGCAAGCTGCCGGACGGCACGCAGATTGAATCCGGCACGGTACGCATCCAAAACCACAATAACAACCCGACAGCCCGCGTGCTGACGTGGCCGTTGGCCTTTGTCGACGCGCCAGTAGTGGTCGCCACTATGTCCGCCCCGGAAGGCAACGTGCGCGATATTTGGGTAACGATTGACAACAGGCAGAGCAACCAGTCGGCGGTGCACTACTGGTTGCACGAGCCGGTCTATAACACCCCGGATGTGACGGTTAATTTTGTGGCCGTAGGCCGTTGGAAATAGGAGCAGATGATGACTGTGTATTACTACCAAAACGGATTTTTGCACACCGACGGCACGCCGCCGGAAGGCGCGGTTGCCCTCACCGCCGCCGAGCATGAGGCGCTGGTTGTCGGGCAATGTACCGGACAAATCGTGATGCCCGGCAAAGACGGCAAGCCTGTATTGGCTGACCCCGCACCCTGTCCCTCCAGCACTTGGGACGGCGAGCAGTGGCATATCGACCCAGAGTGTGCCGCTCGGCTCAAAGCCGAACGGCAGGATGAGATGTGGGAGCGCATCAAGGATAAGCGTTACGACAACCTGCGGCATGGGGTTTATATCAAGTCCGTAGGCAAATGGTTTCAAACCGATGACGCCACCCGCCTGCAATACCTAGCGCTGGCGCTGGAAAGCGTAACGGGCGGCTTTAAAAAACCCATCAACTGGAAAACGATGGATAACAGTTTTTTGATGCTCACCCCCGAGCTGCTGCGAGAAATCATGCAGACCATGCACGATGATGAGGAGGCGGATTTTATCAATGCCGAGAAGCATAAAGCCGCTATGTTAAAGGCCGAAAATCCGCTGGAATACGACTACAGCGACGGCTGGACGGCAAACTTTGATGAGCAGGCTGCCGCCGAGCTGGAGGAGGCTGAAAAATGAGCCAGCGCCCAATTTATCTAGCCTTGTACAAAGGCCGCCGCGACGGCTCCGGCTGGCGCGTGTGGCCGGCGCGGTTTACCGACTGGCTCACGCGCAAACTGACCCGCGGCCAGTACAGCCATGCTGAGATTGCAGTCAGGCTACCTGAAACGGCGGAATACGAGTGCTACTCCGCCAGCATCCGCGATGGCGGGGTGCGCATGAAAACCATGCCGCTGCCTGCGGATAAGTGGGATTTAATCCCACTGGATGATGCCGTGCTGCACGCCCACACCGTCGGGCTGTATCTCCGTACGGCAGGGCAGGGCTATGACCTAATGGGCGCATTGGGTATCGCCTTCGGACTGCCGCAAAACCGTAAGCGCTGGTTTTGCAGCGAGTGGTGCGCCGCTGCATTAGGGCTGCCAGAGAGCTGGCGCTGGTCGCCCAACGACCTTGCCGCCATCGTGCCCGCTCTAAAAAGGCAGGCATGAAAAACCCCGCCACAAGGGCGGGGAGGAAAGAACTAAGACGGCGACACGGCGGGTGCGGGAACACCCGCCGCGACAGCCAAGCAGAGATAGCCTGCATTGACCCAAGGCCGCCACCCTCGAGGGCGCGCGGATTGTATCACGCAATGTAGGAAAAATAATGCAATACCGATGCAAAAGCTGCGGCAAATTACTGGCCGTTGGCAGCGGCACCGTGCAAATCAAGTGCCAACGCTGCAAAACAGTAAACCAATTCAGTTCTTTAACAACCCAGAGCACCCACGAGTGCCCAACTTCAGTAAGGAGTCAGCCTCATGGGAAAGCCAGACAAAATACCCGGCAAGAACGGGTTTAAATACCGCCGCCAATACGGCGTGGTCATCATTTGCGCCAACGAAGCACAGCAAATCGAGGCCTACAACCAACTCAAACGGCAGGGCTACCGGCTCAAGGTGGTGAGTGTATGAAGATTGAGATTCATCACCGTTGCGCCAACTTCAACAGCTATCGCGCCGCACGGGTCAAATCCTTATTCAACGTGGAAAGCGGCGCGGATTTCCGCCTGTCGGTGGAGTTGCCGTTGCATGAGCGGCCGTGGCAGATTGGCGTAGTGGCCGGCCCTTCCGGCTCCGGCAAAACCAGTATCGGCAAAAGCATCGGCCAAGCCTACGCCCCAAAGTGGCCGGCCAACCGGCCGCTGGTGGATGCGATTGCCGCCGACGGCGATTTCGATGCCGTAACCGCCGCCTTATCCTCGGTCGGTTTGGGTGATGTGCCCGCTTGGCTGCGCCCCTATCCCGTGTTGAGCAATGGCGAACAGTTCCGCGCCACCTTGGCGCGGCTGATGGCCGAAGCGCCCGATGGCATCAGCGTTGTGGACGAGTTCAGCTCGGTGGTAGACCGCCAAATCGCCCGGGTGGGCGCTGGCGCGTTTGCCAAAGGCTGGCGCCGGCACCAAAACAAACAAGTTGTGCTGCTATCCTGCCACTACGACATCCTCGACTGGATACAGCCGGATTGGGTGTTAGACACTGAAACTGGCTGCTTCCAATGGGGGTGGCTTCGGCAACGGCCGCGATTCGAATTGGAAATATACCCTTGCCGCCAAGCCGACTACCGGTTGTTTGAGCCGCATCATTATCTGAAACTGCCACCGGTGATTGCCGGCAGCCATTACATGGGGTTGATTAACGGGCAGCCCGTGGCACATGTTGCCTTCAGCCCGCGCCCCGGTTTAGTAGAAGCGCGCGCCTGCCGGCTGGTGGTGCTGCCGGAATGGCAGGGTGCCGGAGTCGGTACGCGCTTTCTAAACGGCTGTGCCGAAATGTGGCTGCGTGGAGAAAACCGCTATCGCCGCCCGCTGCGCACTCTAATCAATACCTCTCATCCCGGCTTGGCCGCCGCCCTGCGCCGCAATCCACAATGGACGCAGGTATCGGCTGCCCTATACGGTGCCGACAAACTGCGCTGCCGCGACAGTCTGCGCCGCTCCGCCTTAAAGCACGGGAAGGATACCGGTAAAGCCCGCAGTGCCACCGGCTACGGTGGTCATTTCCGCGCCGTGCAAGGCTTCCGCTATTTAGGCAACGGGCAGGAGGAATAG